TCAGCCTTTGATCTTGCTCACTTTTTTCAGTGTTTTTGTCTCACTTTTTCCCACCCCCAAATCAGGTGAGACAAACTCGTCCACTTTCTGTTCCAAGCTCGTGCCGATATCCGGGCCGCCGTTGTGTCCAATTCGGGGATCTTTCCGAAGAAACTCCATGCCCATCTTGGCCATCTTCTTCCGGTTGGCCTTCTCGGTGTAATAGGCAGCCTGCTCCATGGTCGTCCATCCGTAGATCGCCATCAACTGCTTCTCGGTCGCGCCATTCTCGGCGGCGCGCGTCGCGCCCGCCTTCCGCAAGCCATGCATCGAGCAATGGGGCAGGCCGGCAGCATCGCACCAGTCCCGCATCTTGTTGCCAAGGCCTTTGACGGAGAACGGCTTGCCATATTCGGTGATCAGAAATGTCATGTTCCCCGTCGGGCCCTCATCGAGCGCCGCCTGCAGCTCCGGCAGGATCGGAATCTCCACAACCACGGCACTCGATCGCGCTGTCTTCTGTGGCCGGATCTTTATCCATCCATCACTGCTAACGTGCTGTCTGCCGGCGATCGCCATCGTTTGCAGGCGGAAGCCAGTGTAGAGGCCGATGTTCAACGCCAAGCGCGCCCGGGATCCTGGGATGTGAGAGTCTTCGAACTGGCACACCTCTTCTTCAGTCCACGTGTGGAATCCGTCTCCAGATTTGAGCCGCTTGATGCCACTGCACGGGTTGGCCTTCAGCAGGTCAGCGGTTTCGATCGCCCAGCTGAACATCGCGCTGAGCGCCTTCACCACGTCGTTACGAGCGCCCGGCGTCTGCCGGATCTCGTCGCGGATCTCCGTGATGTGCTTCCTTTCCATCGCAGTGAAAGGCAACGAGCCCCTGCGAATCTTCTTTTTAGGCGTGAGACTGTTGCACACTTCTTCGAGCATTCGGGCGCGAATCTTCATCGTCCGACCGCTGACCGATCCGGCTGCGCGGCGCTTGTATTCGATGACGAGCCAGCCGAGAGTGCCCTCTGCGTATTTCTTCCCCTTGTCGATGACCTCAGGAGGCGGCTCCTTGCCTTTCGGGACATAGGGAATCCCGAGGCGGCCGCATGCGACCTCGTCGTCAAAGGCTTCTGTATATGGCGCCTCGAACAGACGAACCTTGGGCCGGCCAGCCTGGCGAAAATAATAGCGCGGGTTCCCGTGTCGATCTGGATCGAACGAGACTCCCTTCGGCAATCTTTTATCTTTGCGAGGTCTAGGCATCGTCCCAAGGATTGCTGCGGGCAGGGGCGGCGTCAACTCCGTCCGTGCCCTTGTGAGGAATTTTCCTAAATGCGGCCGCCAGTTCGCTGACGTCATAAACCAACCTGTCTGCCGTCACCTGCCGCGGCTGAGGCATCAACCCAGCCGCAACAAGCCTATCGAACGTCGATGGTGAAATCCCGACGAGTTCAGCCGCCTGCTCCCGGTTGATGCCAAGCGGGGGCAGGGAAGGCGGCAAAATGTCATGCTGCCTGATTTTAGCCACCGGCTACTTCCCCCCGTCGTCCTTAGGCGACTTCCGCTCCGCTTCATAGGTCGCTGGGTCGATCCGCTTGACCTCGCTGGCAGCGCCAAACGATCCGAGCTTTTGGTCGCGGAATCTGCGTTCGCCGGCAGGATCGAACTTCGCGGCCGCGCCCGTCCTAAGCCAGACTGGCGCTTTTGCGGCAGCCCGCCTTTGTTTGCGGGTTGTCTTGTTTGCCATTTCGAAACTCCAATCGTGAACATGTTTGGAGCCGCTCCCACTTGCTGGGAGCGGCCGTCTTGTTCGATCTCGATGGTTGCCACGATTGGCAGAAGGGAATTCAAGGCGCGAGTAGGTCGCCTTGGCCTGGGACCGTCGGACGACGCCTGGTTTTCCGCGTAGTTTTGTTCTCTGTGTCCAGATCTCGAATGATGTCCATGTCGGTCAGGCGGCACCCCGATCTCGACCGAAGTGCAGCACCTTCGCTATTTCGCCATCAGCGGGATCGACGTCGTTCATCGCTAGCCAGACAATGTAGGCGCGGATGCGCCGCTCGATCTGCGGCCGCGCGTCGAGGATGACGGCAGTTGGTCTCGAATCTGCCAATAGAGCCAGCTCCAGCTGCCGCGGATCCCTCTTCACGATGCGATACTTTCCGCTTCGCAACTCTCGACAATCTCTCGCGCAATTCGGCGAGTGATGGTCTTATCCGTTCTCCAACGCGCCATAACGGCGGCTGCCGCTTCTGCACTCCGCCGGCCGGTCATTTCTGCGATAAAGACCCCTTGCTCCCCGTAGGTTGCAGGCAGGGGGATCGGATCATCATCGTGATCAAACTCTCCATTCATCTCAAAAAGGTTGGCAGCTGATGGCTGCCTTTCAACATAGGCCGATGCTTCCGACTGAAAGGAGGAAGATTCGGAGCGAAGCAGAGAAGCGCAACGCGCATCAGCGGCCGAGCGGCGATCGCTGCCGTTCTCAGGTTCAATTCGAAGGTTATCTTCTGCAGGTTCTATTCTATATGTTACCTGACCGATTTCTGCCCCTTCGTGCGTCAGATTTACGTCACTCCGTGCGTCAGGTTTCTGCCCCTTCGTGTGACCGATTTCTGCCCCTTCGCAGTTCTCCCGAACTGACAGATTTACGTCACTTCGATCGCGATCAGGGATCGCGAGATGAAACTCAAGCGAGCCGTCGAAGGACATTTTCCTTGTAAAGATCAGGCCTGCTTTTCGCAGGGCGTCGACTCCCGATCGGACCGTTCTCACCGGCAGCTTTGTGGCGTCTGCTAGCGCTTCGAAACCGGGAAATGCTCGACCGGTCTGCTTGTTCATGAAACCGTCGGTGATAGCGAGGCCGACGCGGAAGGCGCTGGCTGGCAAGTCCGTCTGCATCAATCTTGCTCGCCAGCGCCAAGGCTCCTTTGCCAATTCGAGGTGTTTGTCGTAGCGTTTGTCAGCCATCAAGCTACAGCCGGCGCGACAGCATGATCCGCCATATATGCGGATATCTGATTGCAGATGTTCTCGATGAAATCGCCGGACGAATGCTGGAGTTCGCGGCCCAACTTTTCCAATAGCATGATAGCTTCGGCGCGCGTGCTGATAGGAAAACGGCCGGAATAAATCGCCTCCCAGTTTCGGAGGTAGCGTGCCTCGAAATTGGGGTCGTCGGCACGCCAGTTCTCTTCCATCTGACGGTCGAGGCTGAGTGCTTCTGTCAGGTTTTTCGGCATAGCTTCGCCGTTCATGATGGTCATGTTCAGTCACCTCTATGATGTGTGAAGCTTGGTGCGCGGGACCGCCGCGTCGCGGTTACTGAGTGAGTGCTGATGCTTTCGGTTTTTGCATCGTCGCGAAAGCCGCATCGATGACGCTTCTCTTCCAGCGCTTCCCGCGCAAGCCGGCAGGCTCACCTTCAGGAATCAAGTTGGCTTTGCGGTATCGATAGAACGAGTTGGCAGATATCTGCCGCTCCTCGCAGATCTGCTTGACTGTCAGGTATCTGTCAGAGCTGTTGACGTCCATTGCTTCTCCTTCTGGGCTTGTGCTCAATCGCCAAGCCGATTAACCATGAAGCCATTTATAGTATGACCTGAGGTGTAATGTCAACTCATGACATGCTATCAGGGGTAAATTTCACGACTTGAGGTGTAAAATGCTGACTTCGGATCAAATTCGTGCGGCAAGGGCGATGCTGCGAATGGAACAAACGACGCTGGCAGATTTGGCCAACGTTTCGTCCGAGACGATAAAGCGCCTCGAGAAAATGGATGGGGAGGTGAGAGCCAACGAAGCCACGATCGGCAGTATTCGATTGGCCTTGGAGCGGCGCGGCATCGTATTTGTTGAGGAAAACAAGGATTCACCTGCGGCCGGCCCGGGCGTCAGGTTGAGACGCGACATTGCAACAGAGGAGTGGAACAAAAATCTCGCGGAGGTTCTTGCGGCGATCAGCGCAAGAGCTCGCGATGTCGATTTTCAGGATGTTTTGGAAGAATACCTCGATCGGGATGGCGAGACACGATTTGTGCGACTTGATAACATAGACGAGGCGCTCCTGAAGGTTCTCGACCACGTTGGCGACCTGTTGTTTAAGCAGCCGGTGGATCCCGCGGCTCCAAATCTGTTTTCTATGCTCCAACAATCGGAAGAGCACTAATATCGTCCGGCTACCCGATTTTGAGGAGGGCTGCGCAAAATTGCGCGGGCCCAGCGCGGCCCGGCCAGGAATGCTTCCATATCCCAAAGATGCGGGTAATGCCTTCACTCATTTCGCCGTCATCAATCCGGCGCACTACACCTGCGTTTATCTGCTTTCCTGCTTCCCGGGCTCATCGGCCGTGTGGCTCGAGTCACCGTCGCCCACTGTCGGACCCTGATCGGCAGGAGCCGGCAAGAGCTTCAGCGCCGGAGGGTTCGCAAGCAGCAGTTGTCCAATGCTGTTTGCGCGACTATAGAAATTCTCGATCGCTGAGAACCCGGCGTCAGCAGAGGTGAGACCGGCCATCACTATCCCGACTATGGTAGCAGCCTTCACGTACGCGTTCGCTCGGCTCTTCGGTGCAATGTCCGCTGCTTGCTTTATGAGTGCATGCGTTTCGAATAGCTTCTCGCCAACAGCCGCCGACCCAAAGATGTCGAAGAGCTCGACCATCCTGATCACGGTTCGTATCGACTGCGAAACCATCTGTGCGACGAAATCATCGGAGCCTTCAACACCGGCAAGGGCACGGTGCAAATCGTCGACGTGAGTTCTTAGCTCGTCTTCGCTGGGGAGGGCGACAGGAGCGTGACTTGCGAGCCCGCCGCCCGCCATATCCAGTGCCATAAGATGAGTTTCTGTAAATACATTTGTTCGAGTGTCGCGCCAGCCTGCTTGCCAGTATCTGCTTTCAACGAACGATCCCAGATGCTGCGCTGCAGCGTTCAAATTGGATCGATGCCGATCATTCGGAACAACCTCGTTTACGACTTGGATAAACCGCTCGAATCTCAATCGAATTGCCGAAACAAAAAAGTGATACCCGGCCGACTCTTCCTTAACACCAAACAATTGGGCTAACGCGGCGTTTGTTTGCAATCTGCTTTCATGGTCCCGGAACCGCACGCACATGCGATGCAGTTCTTCGGCTTCATTGCTTATCGTCGGCATTCAATCTTTTCCCAAGTTGTAGGGGGCCATAATCAATTTTTCCGGCCGCAACTGGCGCACGGCGATCATCGAGCCGTGCAGACTTTCACCATTTTTCACGAGGATGAAAAGCAAAATTGAAAAAATATTTATCGATTTCTTATTAGCGAAAAGCGCGCTCTGGGATTCCGATATGCGACCCCGCCAATTGGTTAATGCGATTAATTTCCGTGCGGCTGTTGACGAAATCGGAAATGACGAGTCATTTTCACTGCGAATCTTCCCTGTGTGTCGGGCCGCGAATCACCCAGTCCCAGTTGAAGTTTCAGCTCCACCGGCAATTGCAGGGAATCGATTTCGGATAGATGCTACTTCCGATTTGGGGAAGTGACATGCCGGAAGATCATCTCGACAAGGAAACCTCTCTCTCCGCCGAATTGACTGAGACAGGGGTAAAGGCGGCGGCGAACAGTCGAGCCATTGCCGCCATCGATCGCTTAATGGGGAATGTAGCTGATCTGGGGAACGCCTGGATTGAGGGTGCTACAACCCGAATGCGTGCAAAAAGCGAGGGTGAGCGACAGATTATCGAGGCCGCCGCTCGATACGGCATTGAGCGTATCGGCCAAGATCAAGCTTTCGCGGAACGAGCGTTCGGAAACCATTTCCGGAGGGTTGTGAGTCAGCAGTTGAACAAGGATGCCGTGGTTGCGGAAGCCCTCAGGGATTTAAGTGATCATCCACCTAATGAGGTAGAGGCGAATTCCGGGCCCGGTACCCTGAGCGAAGAGTTTTTGGGTCGCTTCGAGAGTTACTCTGCGGATGCGTCAACCGAACAATTGCGAGAGCGATGGGGGCGTATTCTTGCGAGTGAAATCCGGACGCCAGGGAATTTTAGTTCGAAGGTTCTGCGAATTGTGGATGAACTTGACGCTGGTACGGCAGCTCTGTTTGAGCGCTGCGTGGCCTACCGATCGGAGAGAGTGCTTGTCAAACCGCTGTTGGGCGATTTTCCGGTTCTCGACAGCATTGCGCTTGTCTCTGCCGGCTTATTAGCTGATCCCGGTATAGGTGGACAGAGTGTGACTTTCGCCGAACAGGTCTTGGACGGTGTGGAATGTTGGGTGAGGCGTTTTGGAGACATAGCGATTGCTGTTCGAAAGGACGTCGAATTCCCACGTTACGCGGAATTGGCACTGAACAGGGACAGAACACCACGATGTCCGGTTTATATACTTACTGATGCAGGATTCGCGCTGAGCTCGATCCTAACATCTCGAGAAGATGATGTTGGCGTTGAGTTCGCGCTTCACCTTCAATCAATGATGCCCTCCGACGGCTTAAGTCTTTGGAAACGGAAATACCGTGATCAGGATCTTTTCGTAAAGATCCCAATGCCACCTCCAATCAACAGCGCAGGGTGAGCCGCGCGTCATGAAGGTTTTCCCGGGTTCGAATTTCACCGGGCGCGGCATCAATGAAACGTTCACTTGCTGGAATTTGCGAGCTGAACATCCGTGATTTCGACTGCGTGCTTCAAGTGTTTCACAAGTTTTTTGCACCTCTCGACGTGGGCCCCCGTTATGTCAACATCAACACCATCGGGGCCGCGCTGGAACATGCGAAAGTTTCTTGTTGAGGCGAATTCAAGATCGAACTCGATCTCTGCGATGACTTTTAGCTGGTCTTCGCGATAAGCTTTGAGATCCATGAGGTTTCTCCCGAGTTGAGCCCTTCGTCGCTGGCGCGCTTCTGTGCGGGGACGCTAGAAGAAGAGCCAGCTCCCGAAAAGGAACTGGCGCTTTTGACTTAGTCAAGGGTTTTTCAGCTTACGAATCAGGTTCGGGATGCGTTCAGACGCAAGTCCATCCCAATAGCCATCGGCCGCTAGCACAAGGGGGCCGTTGCCCTTCTCGTACATCTTCTCGCGGACAGCCAAAGGTCGAATGACATTTTGCGCGAGGAATTGTTTGGTTTTGTCATCCGATGTGTTGAGGCTTACGCTGGCTTCCTTGGCGGCGATGTAGATCATAAGCCCGTTCACGACAGCTTCCAGGTCGTGAATGCGGGAAAGAAGGTCGTTGTTGTTCATGGGATGCTCCGACTACTTCTGAACGGCGAAGACCAACAGCTGCCAAACGATCGGCGATCGGTTTGGGTGCTGATGGTGATTCTGAGGCGGCAGCGGGTTGCCCTTGTTCGCTGCAATCTCATCGCCGCAGTTTTTACACCGATAGATACCGGAGTTCGGGGGTACCGAGCCGGGGCTCCATTCCCTGTCAAACTCTGCATGATTATTCTCGGTCAAATACTGACCGTACTTATACGATGCCATTTGTGGCTCCTGTTCTGGTTGCATCGGCAGGAGCGCACATCCGATTGAGTCGCGGAAGTGGTTTTGCAACTCTACGTCCATGAATTAAGCGTTAAGCGAGCATATGTTCACGTTGTTCGACTTTTCCACAACGGGCGGAAAAGTCGACGTAAAAATCGCTGCCTATATCCGCGACCGCCGCGCTTTACTTGGATGCCGGGATTTCCGGCAACCAAAGTCGCTTCCACGGCCACCTGAACGAAGGAATATGATGATGGAGACTGCAACCACACTGTCTGGATCATACGGTGTCCCCAGCGCAGCAATGGTCGGAAAGCTTGAAGTGAGCGCGATTACGTCAGCCGCGGCTACGCTTGAAGAAGCCCGTGCGCTCGCCTCCCGTGTTGATGAAATCGTCAATCGCCTCTGCGGCACGGTACCGCAGCCCGTCAGCAGCAGCGATCCCCGCCCGCCTGTCTCATCGATCTTCAGCGGCCTTCGTTCAGACGCCGACCGGACCGCGGATCAAGTTCGCAACGCGCATGCTCAACTCAATCGACTCGAACGGGAACTGCCGTGACGGCGACCGGAGCGGATCATCTAGTCCGTATTTGAGGCGTCACCACTCAGACCGACTTTGCGCTTTTGGCAAGTTCCCGATCTATGCTTTCTGCTAGATCCGGGAAAACCTCCCTGATCTGACGCCAAACAACCAGGCCCGCTGCGCGTTTATCACCTGATCGCTCACTTCGGCATTTAAGGCGCCGGCGTCGCAGTGGTCACGGGTACTATGTGGCTAGGTCTGCTCGGATGGCTGGCACACACGACGATCGACGAGGCGAAGGCGAGGGGGAAGACGACTTTCGCCCAAGACTTGGCCTTGCACATCATCTGCAAGGTCATCTGGCTCGCCTACCTCGTCTTGTTCGCAACGCTCTCGCATGGTGCGTCTATCTCGCTCTAGTGGCGCTAACGTTCGGTCTGGCATCTCTACCAGGATGGTGGCCGTTATGAGCGGGAAGATCGAGCGCGGCGCGCTGCTCTGGCTCTTTCCATCTTTTCGGCGAGATCTGAGAAGGCTTCTTTGAACGGCCTTGCGGCTTCCATTTCTTCCCTGGACATGGGTGGGTTGTCGAAAACGCCATCCCAGTCGTCCTTGGAATATCCTCTACCCGGCTGATACTCGGGCATTTCCTGGACTTTGATAACCATCAGACATGCTCCTCTCGCGGAGTTAGAGCGGGTGTATGCGGCTCACGTCACCGAGGAATATAACTGACGGTTTGGAACTCGCAGGACGGCCCGCCAACGACGTGTGATCCTCAGTTAGAATATAGCCTACACTCTGGAGTGTGTTTGCCAGCTCGTTCAGAGAACGTTCGTCTTCGATTGTCAGAAAGCCGACCTGTTCCAATGAGCGTCTAAAATGAACGGCGTACTTTGGCATCGGGCTCTCCTTTTAGTTGCGAAGCGATCAGCTTACGCCTGCCTGCCCTGGCGTGAAGAAGGCCAAATACGCCAGCGCTATGATCATCGCGACAACGAAGATAGTCAGCACGAATTTGATCATGCCTTTCGTGGCTTTTTTCTCTGTGTTGCTCATGCGACTACAACATCAATGAAGTAGTGAAGTTCCCGCCGTTCGGCAAACTAGCCGGTTAGCTGCTTAACGACATCATCGATCGTTTCTCTGACTGGATAATAACTCGGTGCCCCATCCTTTTGAGGCATAGCAACATAGATGTGAGTGCTGTTGTCGAATGCTCGCACAGCAACAACCTGTTCCGGGTTAATGAAGACGACGGCGGGATTATGGCCCGCGTATTGGAATGGTACCAATCTCATACTGTCCTCCAAGGTAACCTATGCCCGCATTGACGGATAAGCAGAGCCGCTTCGTCGCTGAGTATCTTGTCGATCTCAACGCAACACAGGCCGCCATCAGGGCTGGATACAGCCGAACCACAGCGCAACAGCAGGGTTCCCGGCTGTTGTTGAATGTTGTGGTGAAGGCGGCGATTGCTGAAAGGCAGCAAAAGGTCGCCGCGAAGCTTGAGATCACGCAGGAGATGATCGCCGCGGAGCTCGCCAAGATCGGATTCGCCAACATGCTCGACTATGTGTCGATCGGCGCCGATGGCGATCCTTATGTTTCTCTTGGTGGAATGACGCGGGATCAGGCTGCAGCGGTGGCGGAAATCACCGTCGAAGACTTCAAGGACGGACGGGGAGAAGACGCTCGCGATGTTCGCAAAGTGAAGTTCAAGCTCCACGACAAGAAGGGCGCTCTCGTCGACCTCGGCAAACACCTCGGCATGTTCAAAGATCAGGTCGAGCACACCGGCAACATCACCGTAGAGGTAGTGCGGTTCTCGGATGAGAAATGAACGCGTCCATACGAATCCCCGCGCTCGGCTGGCGTCCGCGCGAATACCAGTTGCCGGCATGGAACGCATGGGAGAGGGGCTGTAAACGCCAGCTTCTCATTTGGCATCGTCGCGCCGGCAAGGATGAGATCGATCTACAGAAGCATGCGGTCAGCGCCGTCACCCGACCCGGCACCTACTGGCATATGCTTCCGGAAGCCGCCCAGGCTCGCAAAGCGATCTGGAACGCTGTTAATCCGCACTCCGGCCGCCGCCGCATCGATGAAGCCTTTCCGAAGGAGATCATCGAGAACCAGAACGACAATGAGATGTTCATCCGGTTCAAGACCGGCTCGACGTTTCAGGTGGTTGGTTCGGACAACTTCAACAGCCTGGTCGGCTCGCCGCCGGTTGGGATCACCTTCTCGGAATGGGCGCTTGCCAATCCGAGCGCATGGGCCTTCCTGTCCCCGATCCTTGAGGAAAACGGCGGGTGGGCATCGTTCATCACCACGCCCCGCGGCAACAACCATGCAAAGGGCATGTACGACGCCGCGAAGCTCGACGCCTACGATCCGGTCACCAATCCGAAAGGTTGGTTCACCCAGATACTCAGGGCTGACCAGACGAAAGCGATCGGCGCGGAGGGCATCGAACGACAACGCAAGATCTATGCGTCGCTGTTCGGCAAGGAGATTGCGAACCTCCTAATCGATCAGGAATATTATTGCTCCTTCGCCGGCGCGATGGTTGGCTCCTATTGGGGAGCGGACATATCGGAGGCAGAGAAGCAGGGGCGCTTCCGGTCGTTCGAAATCGACTTTCGTTACCCTGTCCATACCGCCTGGGACCTGGGCAAAGCAGTCAACAACCCGATCTGGTGCTTTCAGTGCATCCCAGGCGAGCCTGGCCCGCGCATCGTCGATTTCTATCGGCCAGACTCGGACGACCTGGAAGACTGGTGCAAGTGGCTCGATAGCAAGGGGTATCACGGCAACGACTATGTTCCCCATGACATCATGGTGAAGAATTGGGGATCGAACCGGACGCGCTACGAGATCCTGAAGGACTGTGGCCGGAAGCCGCGCATGGTGACGAAGGTGGCAGTCGCCGACGGCATCACGGCCGGTCGGTCTACAATCAAGCTGGCGCTGTTCTATCAAGGCGACGACGAGCGAGGCGAGCGGCTGCAAGCCGGCTACGACGGTTTGAAGAATTACCGCCGTGAATGGGATGACGCGCGAAAGACCTTCCTGGAAAACCCGGTGAAGGATTGGGCTGAGCATATCGGCTCCGGTTGGCGCTATCTCGGTCTCGCCTGGCGCGAGGAGTTGGTCAAGACCGAAGAACCGCCACCTCCGCCGCCCAAGGGCGAGCCGATCGTTACCGGTCGCCCCAATGGCAGCGTCGAGATCAAGGTGAACGTGAAAGAGGCAGTCGAAGCGATGGTTCGCCGTCGCCGGAATGAAGCATAGGAACCCCAGGCGGGATGATGGCGTTTCTTCAACGCGTCGAAGTCCCGGAATCAAAAGGACTTCATTATGAAAGCGAATGAAGAACCGGCCTTCAAGTCCATCGTCCGTCAGTGGGATGGTGGCGAACATCGCCTCGCTGGTGCGCGTGCAAGCGAACTGCTCTATGGCGCCGGCAACAAGCTGAACGAAAAACTGTTCGATGAGCTTCGGGAGAAGATCCCGGGCATCGAGCGGTATATCTCCGCACCCGCCGGCGGTGCTGTCGTCGAGACCGTATCGGACCAAGGCGGCGACCCGCTCGCTGTCCAGCCTGAAAACCGCAAGGAAGCGACGGGCGCGTCGAACCTGTCGAGCGAGGCGGCAAAGGATCAGCAGGACAAGATCGATAAGAAGCTGGAGCCAGGCCGCAAGGCTCGCCCAAAGGCTGCCGGAAGCACCTCTGCTGACAAGAAGGGTAAGGGGCCGGCCGGCGATATCGTGTCGACCAAGCTGAACCCGGATCCGCAGAATCCGACCGAAGCTTAATCTTCTCCTTCATCACCTTTCAGGGGCTCGTCATTCGTGGCGGGGCCTTCTTCACGTGGGATGATCAATGACCGCTTCTCCGAATAAAAAGCTCCGCGAACAGGGGCAGCGCTGGATCGGAAAGATCAAAGCGGCTGAGAAGCTGGAAAAGGATTGGCTCGACGACGCGGCAAAGGCCGTGCGCGCCTATACCAACGAAGAGAAGGCGGAGAACGACGAAAAGGCTTTGGGATCGCGCTATGATTTCAACATCTTGTTCGCCAATGTCGAGACCATCGTTCCCGCGGTGATTAATTCGCCGCCGGTGCCAGACATCCGCCGGCGCTTCAATGATCCGGACCCTGCGGCGCGTATCGTCGCTGACATCATGGAACGGGCCATCTCGGTTCAGATCGATGACAGCCGCCTGCAGGTGGAGATGGAGTCGGGCGCGCAAGATGCGTTCCTTGCTGGCCGTGGCATTGTCCGCTTGAAGTTCAAAAGCGATATCCTTGGCGGAGAGCCGACTGATCAGGACATCCGGGATGCGGACGCGGACGGCGACGAAGCGCCTGACAATGGCCGCTCGTCGATCGAGATCGGCGCCACGATGTTCAATGAGGGTTTGGACGAGGTCGAGACCTCTGGCGCGTCCGAAACGCCCTATGGCTTTCAGTCAGCGGGCATAGGCGGCAACGGCGAACCGCCGATCGAGCCCGAGCGCGTCGAGAATGAGCGCATCTGCTTCGAGGCCGTCAGCTGGAAAGACTACCGCCACGGCCCGGCCAAGCGCTGGGAGGATAGACAGTGGGACGCGTTCCGCTTCGTCATCCCTAAGGAGGATGAAGAAGAGTCCTTTGATACCAACCTGATCATCAGCCAGTTCGACGAAGGCGAGAAGAACACCTGGTCGAATAGCGACGGTGATATCTGCGGCTGGGAAGTCTGGTGCAAGAAGACGCGCAAGGTGAAGTTCATCAGCGATGATGGCGTGATGCTGAAGACGATCGACGATCCGCTTGGCCTGAAAGAATTTTTTCCGATCTCGACGCCCATGCAGCCGATTGAAATCACGGGCCGCCTGAGGCCGGTCAATCCGTTCTCGATCTATCGCAAGCTGGCTGATCAGCTCGATACGATTACCAAGCGGATCGACGTGCTGACCAAGGCCATGAAGGTCAAGGGCTGGTATGCCGGCGAGGCTGGCGACCTAAAGAGCGTCATGGCGCTGGAGGACAATGAGTTTGCGCCAATCGACAATGGCGAACTCTGGTCGAAGAGCCAGGGTGGCATTGCTGCGGCCATCGCCTTTTGGCCGGTCGAGAAGTTTATCGTCGTATTGCGCGAGCTTTACACCGACCGAGAGCAGACGAAGCAGGCCATCTACGAAATCACGGGCATCAGCGACATTGTGCGCGGTGCCTCGACTGCTTCCGAGACGGCCACCGCCCAGAACATCAAAAGCCAGTGGGGCTCGCTTCGTATCCAGAAGATGCAGCGGATGATGGAGCGCTGCGCCCGCGACCTGTTTGTCATGATGAGCGAAATCATTCCGAAGCTGTTCTCGCTGAAGACGCTGGAAGAGATGACGGGCATCCCGTTGCTGCCAAAGCCGGCCGACACGCCAGATCAGCAAAAGCTAAAGGTGGATGTGATCGAGCTGCTGAAGCGGCCACTTGCGTCTTACTACCGGGTCGACGTCGAGAGCGATTCCACGATCCGCGCCGACCTGACGAGGCAGAAACAGGAAGTGTCGCAGTTCCTTCAGGGTTCATCGGCTTACTTCGCCGCAGTTGCCCCGCTCGTCCAGCAGGGTGCATTGCCGGCCGACGCCGCAGTCGAAATCTTCGCCTCGACGTCCCGCATGTTCAACCTCGGCAAGTCCGTGGAAGACACGCTCGAGAAAATGGTCATGGACGCCCGGGCGAAGGCGGAACAAGCCCGCAATCAGCCACAGGGCCAGCCAGGAACGCAAGAGCCGACGCCGGAGCAGACAGACGCCGCAATCAAAGTCAAGCAAGCCCAACAGGAAGAGGAACGGCGCGCCGCCGAATTCCAGACCCGCATGGAACGCGAGACCGCAAAGGCGGGCATCGATAGCCAGAAGTCGCAGCGCGAACTGGCGATCAAGGTTCTCGAAGAGGAATTGAAGCGGCTTGAGGTCGAAGCCAAGCAGCTCGACGTCCAGATCAAACGGATCGACCTGGCATCCAAGGCCGGAACGATCATGCAGCCCCAATCCCAGGAGATGGCCCAATGAGTTGGCGTGATTTTGGCCGCGACAGCACGTCGCCGGCAGAAGACGTGATTGCGATCGATGTTTCCGGCGGGGATCATACCCCGACGCAGCCATACCGCGCGCTGCGGGCCAATGGGGCCGGCACGGTCAAGATCGATACGCTTAGCGGTTCAAACCGTACGCTCAACTTCGCGGCCGGTGAGACGCGGCCTGTCTACGCCACGAAGGTCTATCAGACCGGCACGTCGGCAACCGGTATCGAGGGCATGTTCTGATGCCCGTGTTCGTTCGTCGCAATGGTGAGATGGTCGACAGGGCCACCGGTGCTCCGATGTTGACAGATGACGACCGCGCCAAGCCGATCGCGGTGCCGTTCATTATGTCCGACATCCCGGAATATCGAAGCCCGATCGATGGCCGGGTCATCGGTTCGCGCACCCAGCGCCGCGACGACCTGAAGCGCAACGGCTGCGTTGAATACGAGCCGTCGATATCGCCGACCAAGGGCAAGATCCGAAACAAGGACTTCGCGGCAAAGCGGGGTCTGAAGGTGTCCGAAGAGTTCCTGTAACCACCCGAAAAACTGAGCAAGGACAAACGCAATGAGCGTCGAAGAACTCAATGCGCCGCTGAACGATTCCGCGGCGACCGATACCGGTACAATCAACACCGACAACAACGAAGACGATGCGCTCGGGGCGGTCTTCGATCGTCTTGACCGAGACAACGGCGCAGCGCGTGGGGAAGGCGGAAAGTTCACTTCGAACCAGCCGAACGATGCCGGCGCTGGCAAGGAACCACTGGAAGGTGGTGGGGGAGAGGAAAAGGTCGTCGGTGATACTTCGACGCCGCCGACAGACGTTCCTCTCCCTTCAAGCTGGCGAGGCAAAGAGGACCTTTGGGCCAAGGTGCCGGCCGAACTGAAAACGGATCTGCGTGCCCACCAGGAAGAGCTGCACAAGACCCTTTCGACACAGGGACAGTTGATCTCGGCCTATAAGCCGCTCAGCGACGTCATTTCGAACTACAAAGAGTATTTCGGCGGGGAGAAGGGCAACTACAAGCCTCACGAGGCCGTCGAATATCTGTTCAACCTGCAGCGCGGCATGGATGAAAATCCGATCGAAACGCTGCTCACCATCGCGGACAATTACGAACTCCGGCCGCAGCTGGCGAAGATGTTCGGTGGCGCTGCCGGTGAGGGCGACAACAACCCGAATGTGCTCCTGGCAAAGATAAGCCAGTTGGAAAACACGATCCGCTCGATGGGTGACCCGTCGCAGATCGATCAGCGCATTTCGAAAAAACTGAGTGAAGAGCGCGAGCTCGGGAGCGTGAACGAACTCATCAGCCGCGTATCGAAGGATATGCCGCTGTATGACCAGATCCCCGAACCCGATCTCGTCACCTTCATTCATTTCGCAAGAGAAAAGCTCGGCGGTTCCGCTTCCCAGGAAGCCGTTCTTCAGCGGGCTTACGACATGGCCGTAAACGCTGACCCCGACCTCAGGGCCAAAGCTGCCGCGCTTAAAACCGCCGCAGCAGGTGACCCGGAGCGTGTCGCGGCTGCGAAGAAGGCGAACCAAGCCAATCTCCGTTCAACATCGACCGGCAAAAACCGTGAGCTTACCGAAGAGGAAGAGCTGGGCGCCGTGTACGACAAGCACCAAGGATAAGCGACGATGGCAGGACCATCTGCAATCTTCACGGAAATGGTTTCCACGACCCTTCGCAACAGCGCTAAGGACGTCACGGACAACGTTTCCAAGCATAACGGGCTGCTTTACTTCCTCAAGAAGAAGGGCAAGTTCGTCAATCTCGATGGCGGTACAGAAATCCAGATCCCGCTGGAGTATGCCGAAAACGGTACGTATCAGCGCTTTGCCGGTTTCGACACGCTGAACGTCAACGGCTCCGACGTCATCACCTCGGCCAAGTTCGACTGGGCGCAGATTGCGATCCACGTCGTAGCCTCCGGCCGCGAGTTGCTGATGAACTCCGGCAAGAGCCGGATGGTCAACCTGGTCAAGACCAAGAAGGCGAACGCCCTCAAGACGGCGGCGAACAACTTCTCGGTCGACGTCTATTCGGACGGCTCGCTGTCGAACCAGATCGGCGGTCTGGCGCAGATCATCCAGTCCAACGGTCAGGGTACGGTTGGCGGTATTCCGTCCGCCACGTGGGCGTTCTGGCGCAACAAGTTCCGGGAAATCTCGGGCTCCAACGCCTACACCAAGGACACGCTCAAAGGCGAGTTCAACGGCATGTGGCTCCCGCTCACCCGTGGTGCCGATAAGCCGGATCTCGTGGTTCTCAGCCACGACTTCTACAGCGTCTATGAATCCGGTGAGCAGCAGCTCCAGCGCTACATGGACGAGGAGACGGCAAACGCCGGCTTCGCCAACCTGAAATACAAGTCGGCAACTGTCATCTACGACGACAATGCCAACTTCGCCACCACGGCCGAGAAGGGCTACTTCCTCAACACCGATTACCTCTACGTCGCCCAGCACAAGGAGGCGCAGTGGACCCAGGATGATGAGAAGAAGCCAGTCAACCAGGACGCTACGGTCATCCCGTATTACTGGATGGGCAATCTCGTCTGCTCCAACCGATCGCTGCAGGGTGTCCTGCTCGACGCAGCCTAAGGAGGGCCTGACATGACTGCTTTTGTAGGCGCACAGCTCGACCAGACGTATACCGCAGCCGACCTTACCGGCATCAACAGCGGCAAGGTTCCTGGCATCGGCGATATCTACGTCTCCCACGACAACAAGCGCTATCGCTTCGTGCGGTATCTTGGCGGCGCGGGCGCAATCGCTGCGGTGGCCGGCAACACCGTGGGCTTCTATGCTCCCGGCGGTGTTTCGACCGGTGTCACCAATGACGTCACGTCCGACGTTTCCGACACGAACGGCGCTCTTGCCGGCGTGCTTCAGTCCGCTCCTGCTTCCGGTGACTATTGCTGGATCCAGGTTGGCGGCGTGGCAACCCTGACACCGGCACTCGTCTCCGGCGCAGATGGCAACGCGCTCACTCTGTCCACGACGACTGACGGCACGCTGAAGGTCGCCGGCGCCGTGACGGACTCGGGCGGTGCGGTGGCGATCGACGCTTCGGCGAAGATTGTCATGCTCAATTGCCCGTACTGATCGGGCGATAATCGACAGGTAGAAAGGGGGCGGTTTCGACCGCCCTCTTCTTTTCACCTTCCAGAAAGAGAGAAACGACAATGGCTGACGAAAATCGCCCGCTTGTTATCATCCTTGGTTTCCACCAGACGTTCGAGCGCTTGCCCGTAAAGGGCGACGAAATGCACGACGATATTGACGAGCGCGGCTTCAAGCTCGATGCAAAGGGCAAGCGCGTCATGGAAAACGTCGCCGTTGACTGGGCGACCTATGCGCCTGCTCATTCGCCGATGGGTGCCAATACCACCGAACGAATTCGCCACCTGAAGCCGACACAGGAAATCATTGACGGCGAGAACGCTGAAAAGACGCGTTTCATGCTGGCGCGCTGGTCGGCGATCGAACCGGCATATGAAGCATGGAAAAAGGGCCACGAGCTGCCGATCAACGGCACGCCGTTGGCGCATTGGCCGGGTGTCTCTGCCGCGATGGCCGGAGAACTTCGGAAGTACAATGTGCTCACCGTCGAAAACGTTCGCGACCTGGCGGAAACACAGCTGGAGCGCATTCGCCTTCCGAACATGCGGGAGCTGCGCAATTCCGCAAGGGCCTTCCTCGACAACATGCGCAATGCGGAAGCGGCCGAGCGCGAGGTCGAGCGCGACAACGAGGTCGCCAACCTTCGGCTGATGCTTGAAGAGCAGAACGAAAAGTTGGCCGCCGCGATGGCTCTCCTCGAGGAGAAAACCAACCCGACCGCTTCCGTTCCCGAGAACGACATCGAAGCACTCCGCGCCAAGCTCGACGCCAAGGGCGTGAAGTACCACCACAAGGCAGGCGTTGAAACGCTGCGCGCCCTGCTGCAGGAAGCAGCCTGATGACGATCCTGTCAGTCGTCCAAAATGTCTGCCTCGCTGTCGGGCTGCCGAAGCCTGACGCCGTCATGTCCTCGACGGACCGCGAGATGCTCGAGCTCGTCCGGCTTGCGGGTGACGTAGCGGCGGATATACGCGACGTTGAATTCGACTGGCAGGCACTTCAGGTTATCAAGGAATTCAACGGCGACGGGGTTTCCGCCGCCTTTGATCTCCCGGCCGACTATGCCCGGATGAAGACCAAGTCCACACTTTGGTCGAGCCGATGGCTCTGGGGCATGGAGCACATCACCGATACCGACGAATGGCTTGAGCTTCTGACGTTGCCTTATGTGGCGGTGTCGGGCCAATGGATCATTTACGGCGACCAGTTGCATATCCTGCCGGTGCTGGAAGCCGCCGACACGCTGAAATTCATCTACATCAGCAACCTCATCGTGAAGCCGGCCAGCGGCCCGAACAAGGCTGCTTTCGATGCTGACACCGATACCCTCCGGCTGTCGGAACGCGCGCTCGAACTCGGCATGATCTACCGCTATCGGGATCAGAAGGGTGTAGCGTCTGATGATGATCAGGATGCCTACGATCACGCCCTCTATACCGCGATGAACAACGACAAGGGCTCAAAGCCGGTCGTGAGCGGCAACCCGCGGCGCACCTTCAGCAATGTTCAGCGGGCATTCCCGTTCAAGGTCTCCCCCTGATGGTCTACAGGCAGAAGCAGCGACAGAAGCCGCGCCGGCGTGCAGCTTCCGGGTCCTTCACGTTTCAGGCGCCGATCCGCGGCGTCGTGATGAACGAGCCGCTTGGCAATTCGAAGCCGGGCGGCGCGCGGGTGCTGGAAAACTTCTTCCCGACCGCCACCGGGGCAAGGACGCGAGGCGGCAGCCGGAAGGTCGCCACCATCGGAATAGCCCCGGTGCGCCGTCTGTGGACGTTCACCAGTGGCAATGCGGAGGAGTTCTTCGCCTCCGATGAAGAGAACATCTTCAACATAACCTCCGTCCCCGATGCGGATGTTCCTCCGGTCGCTGACGTTACCGGGCAGTCGGCAGGGTACTACTCGACGGCTCAGTTCGGCACGGCCGGCGGCAATTATCTCTACGCCGTCAATGGCGCCGACGACGCGCTGCTTTACGATGGCGTGATCTGGAAGCCCATCAACACGCTTTCCACGCCGGCGATAACGGGGATTGCCACGGCAGCGCTGTCGTTCGTCTGGTCATATGCCAGCCGTCTGTTCTTCGTCGAGAAGGGCACCATGAACGTCTGGTACCTGCCCGTTGACAGCATCGGCGGCGCGGCATCGGTGTTCTCGCTGGCCGGCGTGTTTCAGGAAGGCGGCGAGGTTCTGTTCGGGGGCAAGTGGTCGCTCGACGCCGGCGACGGACTCGACGATAAAATTGTATTCGTCTCGACTAAAGGCGAAGTTGCTGTGTTTCAGGGGCTATTTCCCGGGGATACCAGTTGGCAGAAGGTCGGCGTTTACAAGATCACACCGCCTCTAGGTCCAAACGCCACCATGTCGGCCGGCGGCGATTTGCTGATCGGTGCCCAGGATGGAATCGTTCCCATCTCCCAAGCGGTAAACAAAGACGAGGCGGCGCTTTCGCTTTCTTCGGTGACGATACGGATCGAACCGGAATGGAAACGGCAGGTTTCACAGCGCACCTCGCTACCGTGGGAAATCCTGAAATGGCCCACGAACAACATGATGGTCGTGTCGCTTCCAGGCGCCGACGCATCGGTTCCGACGCTGTGCTTCGCGGCCAATCTGCAAACAGGCGCGTGGGGGTTCTTCACCGGCTGGGATGCCCGCTGCATGACACTCTTCGGCGATGCCGGCTATTTCGGCACGTCCGACGGCACGATCCATCGCATGGAGGACGGCGGCGCTGACGACGGCATGCCCTATACCTGCACCTATGTCGCTCTTCCCGACCAGATGCGCCGGCCGGGCGCGTTCAAGATTGTCCATTCGGCGCGCGCGACCTTCAATTCGAACATTCCGTTCAATCCTAAGATTTCGGTGTCGACCGACTACCGCATTGAACTGCCGTCTGCTCCATCCTCCGTTGCCGATCTGAGTGATAGCCTCTGGGACGTCGGTCTATGGGATGTTGCCGTTTGGGACGTCGGGTCTGTCAGCGAGGTGACGACCCGCTGGGTGTCAATCGGCAATTCCGGCTATGCCGTCTCGCCACAGATCCAGATCACGTGCGGCACGAATATCAAGCCGGTGACCGAGATTATCCAGCTGGATGCAATCTATGAACTCGGCGCGGTGATGGTGTGATTACCTGGGCTATCGCGAAGAACGAGGAAATCGGCCGCCTGTCGCGCTGGGTTGCGGATCAGATTTGGCCGGGCCAGGGACGCGACTTCGGCAACTGCCAGGGGATGGCGGTGATCGATGGCGATATTCTGATCGGAGGGGCGATCTATCACAACTTCGAGCCGGAAGCCGGAGTTGTTGAGATTTCGGCGGCATCGACTTCGAAACGCTGGCTGACCAAGGAAACACTCAGGGTGCTATTCCAGGTGCCGTTCCGTGACTGGAAGTGCCAGGCGGTAGTCTTGCGCGTCTCCGACCACGACGAGGCGCTTCACAGCATCCTGTTCCGCTATGGCTTCGAGCGGTACCGAATCCCCCGCCTTCGGGGGCGGGACCACGCGGAGAATGTCTTCGTGCTGACAGACGATGCATGGGCCAGCAACAAGTTCAATCGAAAGAATGAGGTGCACTGATGGGCAAGCCGAAGGCGCCAAAGGCTCCAGATCCGAAAGAGACAGCCGCTGCGCAAACTGGGACAAACGTCACCACTGCGCTTGCAAATGCGCAGCTCGGAAACGTCAACCAGATAGGACCGGATGGCTCTGTCACCTATTCTACCAAAGGTGGCCAGACATTCACGGACCCCACTAGCGGCGCGTCCTACTTCATCCCGCAGTATACGCAGACGACCTCTCTGTCTCCGCAGCAGCAGGCCATCAAGGACAAAAACGACGCGGCTTCCCTGAACCTTGCCGATACTGCGAACAATCAATCTGCCTTTTTGAAGGATTACCTTTCGAAGCCGGTCGATCTTTCGAACGAGGCGACCGAAGCAAGGCTTATCGAGCTGGGCCGCAGGCGTCTTGACCCTATGCTTGCCGATCGCGACGAGGCGCTGAGGACTCGGTTGGCGAACCAGGGCGTTAAGGCAGGTTCGGACGCGTATGGCCACGAGCTTGCGACAGCAAGACAGTCGGACAATGACGCGCTGACCTCTCTAATCCTCAATGGCCGATCTCAGGCCGTCCAGGAGGCTCTGACGCAGCGAAACCAGCCGATCAACGAAATTATCGGGCTGCTAGGCGGTACGCAGGTCGGCGTCCCTCAATTTGCGGCCGGCACCAACCAGCCAAGCCTGCCAACGGTCGATTATTCCGGCCTGGTGCAGTCGAACTATCAAAACCAGATGGCGGGCTATCAGCAGCAGGTTGCGCAACGGAATAACATCTTCGGCGGCCTCTTCGGCGCCGGTGCTGCGTTGCTTGGGAATCCGGCGCTTTCGGATCGTCGCGCGAAGAAGGACATCAAGCCGGTCGGCAAGCTCATGGGCCACAAGCTCTACGAGTACCGCTATCGCGGGCAGTTCGACGATGGTCAGAAGCATGTCGGCGTGATGGCTCAGGAGGCCGAAAGGAAGCGGCCTGATGCAGTTTCGACCCGTCCGGACGGACTGAAACAGGTCAACTATGGAAAACTCTTCCAGATCGGCGAAAGGATGGCCGCATAATGGCTGGATATCTGTTCGGCGGAACCACCGGCGAGACGGCCGAATCCCTGGCACGTAAACGCGCCGTGGCCGAAGCCCTCCTCGCCAATGCGAACAGCCGCGTTCCACAGAATATCGGCGAGGGGATTTCGGCGATCGGCCAGGCGTTGTCCGGTCGACTTGGGTTGAACGCTCTGCAGAAAAAACAGGACGCCGGCAGTGCGGCTCTCGATGCCAAGATCAAGGGCTATTGGGGTGGCGGCGCGGCGACGGGCTCGTCGATGCCGAAGGTGGACGCCGCTGGAAATGTCGCGTTGCCGTCCTCCAGTGGCGATCTGCCAAGTTCGTTCATTGCCGCGGTCGACAGGACGGAAGGAGCAGGAGATTACGACACTCTCTTCGGACACGCTCAAAAGGATGGGCCATTTGCAGGCACATCCGTTTCCAGCATGCCGATCAAGGACGTTTTGGCCTTTACTGATCCGAGCGGCCCCTACGCGCAATTTGTCAAGGGCAAGGTCGGTCGTGTCGCAACGCCAGTAGGGAAGTATCAGACGGTGGGGACGACATTGCGCGGCGCAGTGGATGCGCTCGGGCTTGATCCAACTGCGCCGTATGACAAAGCCACTCAAGATCGGGTGGCGTCTTACCTCGCTCGCCAGCGCATCGCGTCGGCCGATACGTTGCCGGGAAAAATTAGTGCGCTGCGGTCGGAATGGGAGGGCTTCAAGAACGTCCCGGATTCCGAAATGGCGAAGATTGTCGCGGATGTTCAGTCCGCCCCATCCGCCGGCACGGAAGTTGCGAGCCTTGATCCCTCCATCGGCATGCCAACTGCATCGCCAATCCAACCGCCGCCGGTCAATCCTCCGCCTGCTCCTCCGACGCCTGGATATGTCGATCCTGTGGTGACGACGGAAGGCCGCGCGCCTATGCCGGTTCAAAACCCGCCACAAGGTCAGCAGCCGTCGCCTGCCGTCGTGGCTGCGCTGGGCGCCACAAATAACGTCGCTCCTGCTCCGCCGTCACCGGTCGCGACAGCGCTTGCGGGCCAGCCAGCAGAGCCGGGAGCGCCCTTGCCGCCGCTGCCCAGCAGGGACGTAGCGCCGGCGCCGACGGTTGCGGCTGTCCCCGAGCAGAGAAGCACTGTCGTTGCCCAGGCGCTACTGGGACAGCAGACGCCGCCTCCGCCTCCGGGACGGGTAGATCCGCGTTATCTGGAGATCCTGAGCGATCCCTACGTCACGCCGGGCCAGGCTGCGATGGTTCGATCGATGATGCAGCAGGATCAGGCACGTCAGGAAGCGGCCTATGATGCGTGGCTGAAGCAGAACGACCCAGCCTATCGGCTCAACATCGCCAAGACCGAAGCCGAGCTCGATAACCTGCGAAACCCCAAAATCTCGCCGGCTGATCAGGCAAAGATCGATTTCGATCGACAGAAATTCGAAACCGATCAGCAAAACCGAAACTCGATGACAGCATCTGAAAAAGCAGCCGACGAGCGCGCCCGCCAGCAGATGCTGTTAGAGCGCGAGAAATTTGAAGCTGAGCAGAAAGCAGGCCAGTGGGAAAAGATGACCGACGGGCGGCTCTACAACAAGAACAGCGGTGAGTTTCGAGATGCCCCGCCGCCGATCCCGGGCAGCGTGTTACCGAAGTTTGATGATGTTTCGAGCCTTCGCAAGGAGATCCAGCAGCTTCCATCCTATAAGAACCTATCCCAGGCGCTGCCGATCTATCGATCCATGGCGGAAACGGCCGGCCGAAACAGCAAGGCATCTGACCTCAACCTCGTCTACGGCCTCGGGAAGATCATGGACCCGACCTCCGTCGTTCGCGAGGGCGAGATGGTCATGGTCAAAAATACCGCCTCTCTTCCGGACTGGTTCCAGGGCGCTATCGCTTCGCTCAACGGCGGCGCAGCGCTGACGCCGGAAACCAGAGAGGCGATTATGAAGGAAGCCTTTGGGCGAGTGCAGGGGTACGACCAGGCGTTCAAGCAGGATGCAACCCAGTATTCTGGGATCGTCGAACGCAACAAGTTCAATCCGTCCGACGTCATTCCGGACTTCGGATCGTATGTGCCGTGGAACCCGAATCCCGACGCCAAGACGCCAGCGGCGGACATTGGGCCGTCACCAGAAGGTGTCCCGGCCGATGTATGGGGCGCAATGACGCCTGCGGAGCGTAAGCTATGGCAGAAATGACACCTGAACAGCAGCAGGCCATGGCAATTGCTGCCGCGCGTCTGCGTCTGAGCCGAACCCAGCAGACGCAGCAGCCTTCGGCGGTAGACCCGGTGGCAGCGACGCGACCTCAGACCGGCGAAGAGCTGCGAGCCCGCGTCTATAGTGATCTCGCCGCCAAGCGCGAGGGCGCGCGACCTCAGGGGGCGGCGGTTGATCGGTATGGCCTGCCGGCTGACGACGCGCTTTCAGTTGCCAGGACTGGCGTCGGCGGACTCATCGAGGGTATTCCGATCATTGGGCCTCCCATCCGCTACGGCACCGAGAAGGCTGCAGCAGCGACTGTCGCGGCGTTCACGGACGAAACTTACGACCAGGTCATGGATCGTATGAATGAAGCGACGAGAGCTGAAAAAGAAGCAAACCCGATTGTCGACAAAGGGGCTCAGATAACAGGAGCCGTTGCCGGGACTATTCCGGCAATCATGGCTGCACCTGCTGCATTTGGAGCGGGCGGCGGAAGTTTGCTCCTGCGTTCGGGTATCTCTGCGGGGACCGGCGCGGTCATTGGGGGAGCTGACGCTGGCGTTCGGTCCGGTGGTGACGCGGAGAAGATCAAGGAAGGCATCTATTGGGGCGCCGGAACAGGCTTTGCGGGACCGGCGGTCGGCGCAGTCGTAGGCAAGGGCGTTAGATCCTTGATTGATGCCGGCCGAAATGTTCGCGCAGCGCGAATGGCGGGCATGGACCCGAAGGCGTTCGGTTATTTCCGTCGGGCAGTGACCGACGACGGCTTAGACGCGGTGACGTTCCCTCAGAGATTGCGTGAGATGGGCCCCGAGGCTATTCCGGCGGACCTTGGGCCTAACCTTCAGAAGCAGGCCGGCGCCCTTGCTGCAACGCCAGGTCCGGAACAGCAAATCGTCCGATCCGCCCTTGAGGATCGCGCCGCCGGCGCCAATGCTCGCATCGGTCAAACGATCGACGAGACGACGGGGAGGAACATCGTACCATCCGAGATACAGGCGGAGATCGGCGCTAATCAGACATCATTTGACCCGCTCTACCGCGAGGCTTTCAGGGAGGCTAGGCCTTATAACGTCGAGCCGATTGCTGCCGCGCTTGAAACCGATATCAGTAGACTTCGCGGCCCCGCCCAGGCTCGGTTGCGGCAAGTTCGGGGAATGCTCAATATTGCGGACTCCAACGTCCTGTCGACCGATCCGAGCGTCATGTTCCAGACGCGTCAGGCGATCGATGGAATTTTGAAAACCGAAATTGACCCGAAGGTCATCTCGGCACTGACCGAAGCCCGCCAAATGCTTGACGACGGCCTCACCCGCGCTGTTCCTCGTATTAAGGAAGTCGACGCCGGATATGCCGAACTTGCCCGCCAGGATGAGGCGGTTACACGGGGCCAGCAGGTTTTGGACAGCGGACGCACTGCGCCACGGCCATCCGAGCTTGCTGCAGAGGTCGAGCGGGGCGTTCAGCCGCAGGGAATGCAGATCGGTCCTTCAGCAGTACCGTTGCGGCTGTCTCAGGGTGCCAGGGCAGAGATTGACCGCATCGTCGGCACCAATTCCAACGATATCCTCGCCATGAATAGGATGATCAAGGGAGAGGGTGACTGGAACCGCGCGCGCCTGGCTACCTTGTTCGGCCCGGAGAAAGCCGATCGGCTGTTTAAGGTGCTCGAGAACGAACGCATCTATGCCGACACGGCCAATACCGTCACACGCAACAGCGAGAGCGCCGCGCGTCTGGCAGCTCAGAACGAGCTGGGCGGCGCGGGCGGTGGGGGGTTCGGTTTAAAAGAGTCCTTCAAGGCCGGTGGTGTTCGTGGTGCTGCCCGTTCTTTCGCACTGGACAAGGCCGAGACCGTTGCAAAGGCTCTGCTGCCGGATTCAGAGGCCGCGGCTCGCGAAAGCCTAGCCAAGGCACTCGTCGGGCGGGACAGCGAGGGTGTCGTGAACGCTCTTATGGCAGTCACTGCGCCAAGCCGGGCCGCGACTTTGGCCAGCCCGATTGCGAAGGCTTTATTGCTTGCTACCGGTTCCGCGCGGGCGCGATGAAGGGTCGATCCAGCAGATGAGCAGGTAAAGGAAAACCACGAAGCCTGCACCGAACAATGCGCCATCAACGAACCCCGGCCCGCCCCAATGTGCCGCCAGAAGCAGGAACCTGCCAACTGCGAACAGGATCGCAGCGGTGAGCACGATGCAGGTTATTTGAACAATGCGCAGCGCCATTTGCCGACCTTCTTGGTAGGCGGCGAAGATAAGCGAAATCAGATCTGAATAAAAGGGCTCCCTTTCGGGGGGCTTTCTCCGTTGAAGGAAACCGCGATGCCCAGAAATGGACAAGGCCAATATTCGAAGCCGCCGAATACCACAGCTCAGCCGAATACGGTCATCAAGAGCGTGATGTTCAATTCGGTCATCGATGATCTGGTGACAGATGCGAATAATGCACGACCGATAACCGCCGGCGGCACGGGGGCCAACACGGTCGAAGGCGCCCGGACAGGATTAGGGCTGGAAAAGCGGACGACATATGCGGTCAAGTCTGCCGACTATGCCGTCGTCGCCGCCGATAACAACGCCGTTCACCGCTTCACTGCGGATGCCGTGGCGACGTTCGATGCCGCGGCCACTCTCGGGGTCAGCTGGCACTATACCGTTATAGCAGACGGCGGAGATGTCACGCTCAACCCAAGCGGATCCGAAACGATCGACGGTGCGACAGAGTTGATCGTTCCTGATGGCTCGTCCGTTTTTCTCATTTGCGACGGATCGGCGTTCTTCACCGATAGGGTGCTCGCGAAACTCAATGACAAGGCCGATGCGACGGCTGTCGGCAGCTTCATTGATGGCGGCCTTCTATCCAATAACGGCGCCACCCCGAACACACATGTCGACTTCGCGGCTATGTCCGTCCGATCCGGCTCGACGTTCGTCTCAAGAGCCAACAGCATCACCAAGCGAATAAACGGGACCTGGGCGGTAGGAACCGGCAACGGCGGCCTCGATACGGGTTCCGTTGCGGCCAATTCTACCTACTTCGCCTACGCCCTTCGCAAGACATCCGATGCAACGCTTGACGTGGTTCTATCTACCTCGGCGACGATTGGCGGCGTCAACACGACCCTGCTCACTGGCTACACCATCGTGAAATGCATCGGCGTCGTGCTGACGGATGCAAGCTCGAATATCCGGCAGTTCATCATGTACCCGCGTGACTTCTATCAATTTGTCACGCCCATAAGGGAAGCAACCAACATTCCCATCTCCACTGTGTCGGCGCTCCTGGCTATCACGGTTCCAAATGGGGTGAAGGCCGAGGCGAGGCTACGTCTTATGTTCTCCTCGAGCGCGACCACCAACTCCGCTTTGGTTCACGATCCGGCCAAAGGAACACTGGTCGCCGGTGGCAACGACTCGGGCGGAAACGTGGGCACTATCCAAGTCGCAAGCGGCTTTGCGGTAGGGGGAGGTGATGTCTGGACGAACACCAGCAAGCAGGTGCGATACGTGTCAGGTGCGGGCGGCAGTTTGTGGGTCTGGACCGATGGTTTCTATTTCCCATGCGGGAGGACTGCATAATGCCTTTTGTTTCACGATCCGACGGCGCCATCACCGGGCTTTACGAACAGCGGCAGGATGGCTTGGCAGAAGAATTTCTATCCGACGATGATTCTGCCGTTCTTGCGTTTCTGGCCGCCGGCCCCGCGGTATCCGCAGTGTCTGCGCGACAGTTCCGGCTGATGCTGCGGCGCGCCGGCCTGCTCGACCAGGTCAAGGCATGGGTGGCGCAGCAGGATGGCGAAACGCAAGACGCCTTCGAGTACAGCGGCACTTTCGTCAAGGATAGCCCGATGATGACTGCTGGATTTGTAGCGATGGGCTTCACGCCGCAGCAGATCGACGGGTTCTTTTCGGCGGCGGCTTCTCTCTGACGGTCAGGGGGTCAAATAGCCGGCGTGTATACCGTATCGAATGGCTATCAAAAAAGCGCCCCCGATGCCGACGGCGAGGAGAACTGCCATACGTGTTTCGTCCTTCAGCAATTTTAACCCCCACAAAAAAAACGATGAAGTAGGCCTTCCAGGCCGTCAGTATCGGGTAAGGACATACTTGCGTGGATGGCAGATGGTAACAATCTCCGTGTGAGGACGGTACGGCGGGCGGTACTCCACCAATAGCTGACCGCACTCGTGAAAGGTCTTCCTGACATACACCTTTTTAGGGTGGTAAACGACGTGGCGCGTAGCCGGTGGTGGGCGATAACCCTCGATCATGTCAGCTGCAAAAACCGGCTGGCACAGGATAGCTGTGGCACTGACAGATAGAGAAACGGCTAGTGCTCGAAACATATTTCCCTCCTTGATGGTGTTAAGGAAATATGGCGAAGGGCGAAGATGTCGAGTCTTGGCTACCCCACCTCCCTGACATCATTTGATGCGCTGCCGCGCTAAAAAGCCAAGCCGCCTCCGAGCGGCATTTTCACATCCAAAATCGGAGAACTCTCCATGCTCGTCCATAACTGGCGCGAGGTGCTGAAACGCGCCTGGTCGGTGCGGCTGATGCTGCTTGCGCTGCTCTTCATCGTCGCCGAGCCCGTCTATCTCTTTTTTGCGGCTACGTGGGTTGCCAAGAGCTTTTACGTCCAACTCGCCATGTCGGTAATCACCGGCCTGATCACGGCCGCCGCAATCGTCGCCCGCATCGTGTTCCAACAGAAAGTCTCAGGGGATTTGAATGGCAAACCGCCTTCAGAAGGGTAGCGCTGCGGCTGCAATGGCCGTGGCATTGGTCGGCAGCTTCGAGGGGTTGAGGCAGAACGCCTACCCCGATCCGGCAACGCGAGGCCAGCCGTGGACGATCTGCTACGGCAGCACGAACGGGGTGAAACCTGGCGACTACAAGACTGTTGCGCAATGCAAGGCTCTTCTGTCGCTGGAGCTGCAAACCTACGCCGCCGGCATTGAGCGCTGCGTCAAGGTTCCGCTGCCTGATGCCCGCTTCGTCGCCCTGACCTCATTTGCCTATAACGTTGGTATCAAGGCGGCGTGCGGCTCAAGCGCTGTCAGGCTCATCAACGCGGGCAAGACCGCTGAGGGATGCGAAGCCCTCCTGAAGTGGAACCGCGCCGCCGGCATCGTCTTCCCGGGCCTGACCCGTCGCCGACAGAAAGAACGCCAGTTCTGCTTGGAGGGCCTGTGATGCTCTCCCTAATCCCCGACGTCATAAAGCTGCCGGCCGCCATCGCCCTCGGCGCCATGCTCGCCTTCTACCCGGCTCGTTGGCTCGGGCAGTCGGAAGGCAAGCAAATGGCCGCGACGGCCGCTCTTTCCAAATCCGTCCAGGTTCTGCGCGAAAGGAACACGATCGATGATGAAGTTTCCACTTCTGATGCTGCCGCTTTGTGCGCTGATCTCGGGCTGCCAGTCGACCAGCAAGCAGAGTGCGTGCGACGGGTTCTCTCGCCTGACACCCAGCCTGCAGACATCGGTCACGATCCTGAAGACGGATCGTCCGTTCGCAAACCAGATTGCCAGCCACAATAAGTTCGGCGCCGCTCAAGGCTGCTGGGAGTAGAGACCGATGATGAATGCCATTTCGCTTGCCCTGACTAAACCGATGGGCGGAGCGCCTGCGATTCCTCCTCCATGGGTGCCTGATCCCAACCGCTATATGCCGGCCGCCACGGGCACCCGTTGGCCGGCGGGTTTCACGCAGACCTATGCGGCCGGCCTGAACTATCAGTGCTCGAAACTCTTCTTCGGCTCGCCTGATTATGAGACCAATGATTTCCTTATTCCCTTCGTGGGCTTCGGCTGCACGGAAGGGAGCCTCGCACCGCAAGAGACAATCTTGCCGAATGCCGACATCCTGATCGACGAAGTGTTCTTCATCCATCCGAACGGCACGGAATACCCGGTGCTTTTCGGCGGCAACGCCGCTGCGACCGTCACGGCGTCGACCGGCATTGTCTATGGGCAAGTGACGCTCCCGAGTGCGCTGCCGGCGTGGTCCGTTTTCGGCATCAGAACCGTATGGCATGGCACGGTTGGGCAGACCTACATTGGCGGATATCGCTGCCAGCGCCACCGGAACGAAAAATATTGGGCGGCGACTGACTTGGCGTCTGTTCAGGCGCTGGCCGTAGCGAACGGCGCAAGCACGCCAGCCAGGGACACGTTCTATAATACCGTGGGGAACGAGAGCAATTCGCAGCCACTCGCTTATGGTCCTGCGATGGTTTTGGCCAAGGGGTGGGACGGCCGGCCGGTTCCGATGGTCCTGTCCGATAGCCTCATCGAGCGCCAGGAGATTGCCGCCACGGCCGATGCCAGGCGGAACATGGGCATGTGGCTGCGCTGGCTTGATGTCCGAGATCCGGTATGGGGGAGTATCATACCCCTCGTCATGGGCGTCCCCGGCTCGAAGTCGGTGCAGGAACTGGCGACGTCGGCAACCAAGCGCTGGGCCATGATCGATGCGATCCGGGACACATACAACGGCGGCAAGAATATATGGACGTTCGTTCTCGACCAGTCCGGCCGCAACGATAACAGCGCCACGCCAAGCACATGGTCGAACGCCAAGCTCGGCCTGGTCGACCGCGTCAAGACGCGTTATGGGGCGGGGATCCATGTCGTAGGCGTTACGATAATTCCGACCATGACCGCTTCGTCGGACAGCGGCCGAACGGTCGCGGGCTATACCGTTCCCGCCTTATGGACAACCACCTTGGCGACGGTGAACAACACCATCAAGGCGAGTTCTCGTTACGCCAAGGTGATCGATCAGTTGCTTGCCTTCACGGCGGACACTGATCCGACGAAGTCGCCGGCCGCTGAAATGTTTCCGCTCGGAAACGTCGTCGGGCATCCCGGAAATCAGGACGGTGTGACGACATGGGACACGATCAGGCTGCCGGCTTCGGTTCCGAACGGCACTCGCATCATGTTCGAATATCAGCCTGGTCTTTGGACATCGAGAACCACCTACGACCGCGTCGACAATGGCGATGGGACGGCGGACTATAAGGTCATTGAGGTCTTTGCCACCAATGTCCAGGACAACGCGGCGCTGCTCGCCCACGGGATGAACCTCGACGTTTCGTCTTACGTCCATCCGGTGCTGCAGGGGGTCTTGCGATTTGTCAGCCGCTTGCCGCAATCCGAAAAGCTGAAATTCTATCCGTAGGCGAACGC